CCTGTAAAATCAGCAACAAGGTTTCCCCTGCTGCTGGATCGGATTGGTTTATGCCGATGCGAGGCCAGCGCCCCAGCGCCCGCCCCACCATAAGCATTGTTTGAGTGAAGCATCTCCAACAGACCCTGACGCTTCTGCGTCTTCAAGCCACACGCCAAGAGTCCTATTGCCTGTCGCAGACGCCTCGGCGTCGTGTTGGCCATTGAGGATTGATATGGTGTCTCCGGCATCTACATTGGTAGTCGCCACATCATCATCTCTCGCCATTGCCGAAGCAGGGCCACACGCGAGCATGAGTCCAAGTTCGTTATCGGCAATGTCTTCAAGGCAGACATACATTGGGAATGCTGAAAGTCCAGCAGTCGCAGGCAGCACAACATTGGCAAATACGCCAGCCTCGTCTCCATATGTGATTGTAGTGGTTTCTGTCGCTGTCTGCATAAGATCGAGCATCACGATATCGCCCTGCAATCGGTCTCCGCCAGTTCGGTTGTACGCCATGATGGCCTCGATGGCCTCGATGTCGCCGACTCGTTTAATACCTTTCATGGTACTTTCCTTTGTTCGATGGGCTTCAAGCCCGTTTTGTTGTGGTTTCGATTATGAAAAAGGATTCGGCGGGGAATCAATGCCGATCCCCCGCCAAACCCAGACCAGGATTAGGTTCCAAAGAGTGCTGGGGTCACAATTCCTTGTCGCTGACGGGACCGAAGGAACCAGTTGTAGTAGGTGTTCTTGTAGACAACATGCGAGAACGGCTGCTTTGGCCCACCAGGAATCGGACCAATCGTCTTCATATATCGTTTGGTGTGATAGATGGGGTGTAGATAGTTGAAGTTGACGAAGTAGTAACGCGGACTCCCGTCTGCCCATACGGCCGGCGTAGTCGATGCCACAGTCTGGTCAAGCAGTGCGGTATCGAGCGTCGAGATATACCGAACTGGCACACCTGAATACACAGGCTCATTGTATGCCGGGTCTTGAGGCGCAACCGTTCTGTCATTGAGCGCACGCAAAGCCTTCTTATACATAGTGACGCCGTTTCGATTCGTAAGAATCTTCATTTTGTTGAGCCGATCATTCTCGAAATATTCCGATGCGGTCTCTGGGCTCTCAAACATCACGCGGAGCCACTGATCGTCAAACGCACCGATAATCCCGTCATCCTGATCGTATGGTGTGAGCGAGTTGTATCGGCTGATCTGGTTACGCCACCGGCTCTCTGCCGTCGGATCAACCGTCATAATGGTAGTAAAACCTGGCCAGCGATAGTTTGATGATGCACCAAGCTCGTCAATGAATGCCGGAATCGAATATGCGACTTTACCTGCATCCGCCTCCATACTCGAAGCACTTGGGAATGCCCAGCAAGCATCCTCCATCCCGTTAAACATGGATGTGTATGACGATTGCTCGTACGACTTCTTCAGCTTCTTGAAGACGACTTCATCTCCGCCCTCATTAAGTAGGATTTCTTCGTCCGCGAAACTGTAATCGGACTTGGCGAACCGCCAATTGACGCTGATTTTGGTCAAGACCTGAACGGATGTCGGGTTAAACTCTTGATTCGGCTCGTAGAACTGGAACGACCCATTGTCTTCGAGCATGATTCGGTCAGTCAGTTTTGATCCTCCCTGGAGAATCTCGTCATCCCCAAGGCCACGAAGTGCCGTCTTAAGGATGTATGTGTTTTTGACCGCATCGTTTAGGATTTCTCCGGACGGAGTGATGACTTTTTCGTTTGTTGCGAACAGGAAGTCGCTGAATGTGACTAGTGATGGCATTTTGGCCTCCAATTTTGGAGCCCAAGATTAACCTACGATTCAGGGATTTTGGCAAGCCGTGCTGACACTTCTTTGGCGCTGAGCCCTTCGCTCAGGAGCATGAACCCGTAGCTCTCTTTTTCGCTCCGTGTCATTGGTCTTCGTTCATTATCGGCCACCGTATCGGTGTCGATTTGACCATCTAGCTGTTTTCGTCCTGATTTGAGGAGGTTTTCTTGGGCCGATTGTTCTCGTCGCCCGCCCAAAACTATCTGGCACGCATCATCCATCGCGGATTCTGCCGTGTCATACGCCTGGCTTTGCGCCAGTTGACCAGCCTTGTCGAGCACACGGTTCAAAACTGATTGATCCTTAAGTTCTGGGAACTCGGACTTCTTGTTTTGAACCACGCCCTGGAACTTCACAAGAGCAAGCTCGCGTTCGAGCTCCGCCATTTTGCTCACATGACCATCAATCTCCGCTTTGACTTTTTCGGCGAGCTCATCGTCAAAATCGCGGATAAGCTCGATTGTTTCTTCGTCAGTAGTCTCAGCATTGGAGGTTGTGTCTGTGTTCTCGTTGCCAGATTCAGGTTTTTTTGCTTGGAAGAATCGTTCGTCGATGCTCTGGTGGACCTTCGATCGTTTCTCTGCAAGCTCAAGGATCCGCTCCTCCGAAAACAGTTTGAGGTCGTCTTCGGTGAGATTGTCCCTGCTCAAAATCCTCTTGGCAATCAAGAGTTGCTCGCGACGCTCGGGGCTGTCCTCGCTATCCTCGTCGGCCTTCTTCGCCTTCGATTCAGTCTTCGGATCGCCATCCGCGCCGTCATCAGTAGCCTCCTCAGGTTGATCGTCAGCTGTGTCCGATTTATCCTCCGCCTTCCCATCCGCTGCGGACTGTTTCCGTGGCGTGTTATACGCCTCGTTCACATCTTTCGGATCGGCTCCACTCTCAAGAGCTTTGTATGCCGCGCTGGCACGCTCTGAGTATGATTCGCCATCCGACACATCGGACAGGATATCGGTTGATGACTCGGCCTCTGCTGAGATTCCTTCGGGTGATGCCACTGGTCAGGCTCCAGGTAGACGAGAGGGTGATTGGACCGTCCAACTCCTCCGCCATGTTTCACGAAGAGCATATCGGACTTTCATTGCCGTTGTCCACCCAAAATGGTAAAAATGGAAATATACTGCTAGTTATCCACAATCCGACCCGATGAATGATGGATCATATCTGGCCAAGGCCTGAGACATATTGGCCGCTGAACTGCCCCAGTCGTTTGGAGTCGATTTCTTGGCAAGCTTGATGCACTCAGCCAGTGCCACCACTGCTTTACCGACCTGCTCAGGGTCGAGCAGATTCTTATCAAGCACCCTTGAGCATCTGCCAGCTGCATCGCGTATTTTGATCGTAAACCCATACGGCTTTGTCGAAATGTCTTGGATATCGCATTCACGCCGAACCCATACAACGCGGGCCACACACCTGTCCTCGCCATCAATGCACAAAATCATCTCGTTTTCCGCTACGATGTTTGAAATCACATAGTCCATGTCTCGGATCGGCCCCCACTCATCGGACGCCTTCAATATATCGAGCGGTGTCTTTCCTTTCTCTGGCTCTTTCTCTGGCTCTTTCTCTGGCTCTTTCTCTGGCTCTGGTAAAACCTTTTTTCCGTGCTCAGGAAAATGGTCGTCTACGGGATGATCTCTGAATACAAGCTCTGATATATCTCGCTCCGCTTGCTGCGTTAGAACATCAGGCCTGATCCTCGCCCATTCTGTGACGCCTATCGGCATGTCGTCCTTATCGTCAATGACGAGGCATCTGTGGAGAAAGCCGTGTGGAGGCATTCCTGATCCGCGTATATCCAAAATATAGTCATGTGCAACTGTGATAACGAACAATCCTGGATCAGCGCCGAATCCCGTGATGACCCCTGGCCTTGGCTGACCCGGGTATTTCCAGTCCTGCCGGTATACGAGGACACTTTGCCCGATCAAATCCAGTGAATGCTTCATAAGTGCCTGGCCTTTCATCAATCCAACTCCATTCCTGTTCTGTCTGCATTTCGTTGTGCAGCCGAGTTTGAATCAATAATCGGCTGCCCCTTTGTGTTCGTCATTGACCCATCATCGTGGACCATCACCGTATGATTTCCAATCTTTTCAGGTTTCCCGCCCTTGCGCCTTACGGAAGCATGGGATACCGGGAGACCGTCTTTCCCTGGTTTGCAGGCGAAATCTGGAACATTGGTGCAGAGCCCGGCGCCGTACACGCGGCTCCACACCCGACAATCTTTGTGTGTACCAATCATTTCGGACACATATTTTCCGCTGATCGTATGCGTGCAGCAAGCAATCCATGAATTGTCCGAGAAGATGAACACACTTTCTGGTGGTGGGTCATCCATAGGGGCGATGATTTCACGCTCCTCGCCCGCCTGGTTCCGATAGAGGTAAGTTGCCATACCTAAGAATAGCCCCCACACCAATGGTTGTTTCATTGGTGGGGGGCTATGAACTCTTGATTTTGTCAGTCACCTGCGGCGTCGTGTCCTCGAGGTGCCGCGAGAAGCCTTTGAAATCCTTGCGGTCTTTGCTCGTGCGCGTCTCGATCGCGGGGCTGATGCTGATATCGAAGCTGTACCGCCAATTCTGCGCTTGGGCCTTGCTCGCCTTCTCGATTTTTGGCCAACAGACCTGACCATTCCTGGGCGCCCTGCTGATATCCGTTTGTCCATTTTGAAATCCTTTTAGGTTGATCTGGCCTGGCCCCAGAAGTGTTATTATGACCTCGAGCGGCGGCTACGGGGCTTGCGATAAGTCTTGGGGCGAGCTGAAGAATCCGAATTCCTCGACCGCGTACGAGACTTCTTGCTAATTGTCCGACGACTTCTCGTTTTTCGCGTGTATGTTGCCACTGTGGGCCTCCTTTTTGATAATTGTACCCGATCTTTGGATGGTTTGGGTGCCTTCGCAGTAGGGACATGGATCACCCCTAAGACGAATCTGTGTGGCGTCAAACCGTATCGGGAATCCGCCAGGGTTTGTATATGCTATTCGGTTGCGATTTTTTCGATTCGTTTTTTTCTTTTTTTTGGCACCCATCTTTTTCATCGACCACCTTTACGCAGCAGAATTCGCTGAACCAAGCGTGGCACCGAGTTCAGATACCACACCGCCATCACCTTCCGGACTCTCATTCGCAATGCTCTTCACGGCCTTCCCGGCTGGCATGTGTGGAGGACCTCTGAATGTTGACAGGTCTGGTGCTGGCGCTCCGTCGATCCCTGGTATGCCGAGCGGCGGACTACCGGCAAACTGCTGGCCAAGCATCTTAACGAGCATGTCGAAATTGATATATTTCCGCCCATCTTGGACATTGAGTGCCTGGAAATAGTCGTCCAAGAGCTCCGGCCAGTTAACGAACGGATATTGCATCATCATCGGAGCAAAACTCGAAACGGTGGCAACCGCGGTCTCCATCCGCTTCTGGAGCACCGCTTCGTCTACCTGCTCCATCGAATACGGGTCGATCTCAAGCTCAAGATCGAAGAATGAATAATCATCCTGGCCCTGCTGAGGGCCCCCAAAAAATATCAAGTCCTCCTCCGTGTCGCTCTCGAGCTCAAATGGAGAACCTTGGCCAAACCCGGTGAATACCATCTTTTCAGCCCTATCCTTCGTGATCGGAAATACAACACTCCTCGATTCGTACATAATCCATGCGGCATTTTCGATCACCGACTGTACCGATTTGCGCACCTGTTGTTGCATATACCTGACCCGCCCGCTGGACGCAGCCGCTGCCAATTGCGCCTCGGTCGCCGTCGCCTTGCCTGATACCTGGCCACGCTGAATGTCCGTGAGCCCTGATCTCCTGTCGATCCGCGCCTGAAGCCTTTGGATATAGTCAAGTTGACCAGGGTTTGGCCCGCCAAACGCGACTTCGGCGTACGAATTCCGGTCAAAGTTTGGGATCGCAGCCACGGTACCGTCGTCAAAATTGGTGATCGCATCAAGCAGCGCTGTATGATTGCTGTCCACCAGCACCAGGTTCCTCGCGAGCGATGCCTGTCGCCTCACTTGATCGGAGTGCATATTGATCTCGGTCACTGCTTCCGTCGTCACGCACAATGGGGACAATGGATACACCTGATCTGGGACGATATAGAATCCAAACAGAATGTACGGGCCTCGAGGATGTCCAAAATATTCCCTTGGCTCCCGAAGATATGCCCCCTTGCGTTTCTCTCCATCCTTTGTGCTCGAGAAGCCAATCGTGTAAATCATCTTCTTCTCAGGCACATAGACCTCAGCAGCGATGACCTGATCCCGATCCACAGATATGTCCAAGTCACCGATGAACCCAAAGCCCCCAAGGTCGTTATCGTCCGCCGTGGGCCCGGCGAGCGTCTCGATTGCG